AAAACTCGGAAAGATTAGAGCTATTTAATGACGAAACAATAAACCTCACAAGTACAGTACAAAACGTTCAAGACATATCTAAAACCTTTACGGACTTTTCGCAGAGCTTTACAATTCCTGCTAGCGACCATAACAACCGAATCTTACAACATTTTTATCAGTCAGATGTCAACGCTTTATTTGATTATAACCTTAGATTAGATTCCTTTATTGAGATTGACTTGACTTTCTTTAGACGTGGTAAGTTGCAGATTGAAAAGGCTAACCTTAAAAACGGAAGACCTGAAAGCTACACGGTCACTTTCTACGGAGATGGCAGAACGCTCAAAGATTACTTTGGCGAGGACTTGCTTTCTGACTTAGATTACTCTGACTACAATCACTCTTACAACGGAACTGAGATAGCAAACCGAATCTCAGACGGAACGAATCAGTATGACGTTAAATATCCTTTGATAAGTTCAAAGAGAATTTGGCACTATCAATCAAACTATGTAAACGCCACTACACCGAATTGGCTTGACGTAACTTCCATTTCTGATAACAACATTTACGCTACAAGTGGAGCAGTTAAATACAACGAGTTATTCCCTGCGTTTAGAGTTAGCAAAATCTTCAAGCTCATCCAAGCAAAATACGGAGTTAGTTTTACAGGCACATTCTTAACTGATGAGCGATTTACTAAGCTATTCTTGTACTACAAAAATAGGGGAGAGTTTGAAATAACGGGTGGAAGTTATGACCTTGACTTTACAAGTATAACACCAACGTTCACAACGTATGACCTTACACCTCAAGTTGACCTTACTACAAACGAGGTTAATGTAGCTTACATACCAAACGTAGTTTTGCAAAGAGTTAGCGTAAGTGTACTGACTGCATCTACTTCAAACACGTACTATCTTGACGTGTATCAAAACGGAAACTTAGTCAACTCGATTCAAGCATCAGGAACGGGGGTAATACACTCTGAGATAATCGCAAACACACAAGGTTTACAATCTACTTACTCGTTTAAGATTCGGCCTAACGGAGCTAACAACATCACATTAAATGTAGGATATGCAGTAAACTACTTCTCAGGACTTTCATTGCTTCAAGACCAAGTAATAATATCTTGCTCTGCATTGTCTATGGTGCTTGACCAAAACCTCGCAGCGAACGCACCTCAAATGAAGATTGCTGATTTCTTTGCGGGCATCCTCAAGGTTTATAATATGATTTGCATTGGTACGGATGATAACACGTATCAGATTGCACCTATTGACGATTGGTATGGACAAGGAGCGATAGTTGACATCACCGAATACACGGATGTAAATTCTATTGACGTTGCTCGTATGCCACTTTACAAAAAGATTACGTTCAAGTTTCAAGATTCCGAGTGCTTTTTAAACAAGCAATTCAGCCAAGTCTACTCACGAGGTTACGGAGATATGACATATCAGTACCCTTACGATGGTGGAGAGTTTACAGTTGACTTACCTTTCGAAAACATTTTACAACAGAAATTTACAGCAACTAATTTACAAGTAGGATATGCTTTAAACAATGAATTTGCACCATACACACCGAAACCTATATTGCTTTATCAATATGACAATTTAGACTGTAATTTTAAATTTAGTGCGGGTTCAACTGTTACAATTACCAACTACACACCTTTTGGTCAAGACTTACGCTACAACAACACGGATTTAACAAGCAACTTTTCTCCTGAAACATCAACGCTATTAAATTACCCTATCCAACAAACACTATTTGCTCAGTATTACTTCTCATACTTGTACAATCTTTACAACCTAAAGCAAAGATTAATAAACGTCAAGACAATTCTACCAGTAGGAGTTCTGACAAACCTAAAGCTAAACGATAGGTTAATCATCAGAGACAAGCGGTATATCATTAACGATATGAACACGAACCTAACCACAGGAGAAGTTCAGTTCTCGCTTTACTTGGATTTTAGACCAATTATTAACAAAGTACCGTTTATAAATATTCCTGCGGGTGGTGGTTCAGCAGTTACTGCAATCAACATTCCAAACGGAGGTATTACTGCTTTGCTTACTCCTTCTGCTGCTGACATAACATTAAGTCAAACAACTTTAACATCAAGTCAAAACGTAACTATAACTACAGGACCTTTGACAAGCGGTAACGTGTACTCAATAGGTGTAAGGTTTGATTACGCTAACGGAACGCAAACTAATGATAACATTTTTATAGTAATAGAATGATACAACAAATAATTGCAATGCTCCAACTTGATAGTCACTACGGTATCAGCGAAGAGATAGACATTGCCAAAGGAAAATACAAGCTGCACACGTCTATGAAGAAGGCAATCAAACAAGGTAAAAGAGAACTTATAAATAAACGAAATGGCAGAGGTTAAAACTATAAAGATAGACGTAGATACTAAACAGGCTACTAAGGCAATGGATGACCTCGCTAAAGCCACTCACGATGTATCAGCAAGTTTTGAAGACGTCTATGGCGAAATACAACCGCTTACTGCTCGTATGGGCGAAGCTGAAGACCGATTGTATGAATTAGCTGCCGCTGGTAAAACCACTACAAAGGAATATCAAGACCTTTTAAAAACCGTAGGAGATTATCGTAAGGTACAAATCCAAACGGATATGGCAGTTGATGCTGCTGCCACTAATATGGGACAAAAACTTGGCGGTGCGTTAGGTGGTGTTACTGCAGGGTTTAGCTTGGCACAGGGTGCAATGGGTGCTTTTGGTGTAGAATCAGAAGCAGTAGAAAAAACCTTGCTAAAAGTTCAATCTGCTTTAGCAATACAACAAGGTTTACAAGGTATTAAAGAAGCCATACCAAGTTTTAAAGCATTAGGAACTGCTGCAAAAAATGCTCTTGCAGGAATCAAAACAGGAATAGCTGCTACTGGTATCGGTTTACTTGTTGTGGCATTAGGTACTCTTGTAGCTTATTGGGATGATATTAAAAGTGCGGTTAGTGGTGTAAGTGACGAGCAATCTAAACTTAACGAAAAGACGGATGCTAACGTCCTTGCACAACAAGCTAAATACGATTCTATTTCAGGTCAAGATAATATCTTAAAACTACAAGGAAAGTCAGAACAAGATATTTTAAGAATAAAACAATCTCAAATTAAAGCCGTAATTACTGCTACGGAAGCTCAATTAGTTAATCAAGAAGCGACTAAGAAAGCGCAGGTAGCAGCAGCAAAAAGAAACCAAAGTATTCTATCGGGTATTTTAACTTTCCTAACTGCTCCTTTGCAATTATTGTTGGGCACGGTTGATATGGTTGGAAAGGCTTTAGGTAAAGATTTTAATTTAAGAGAAGGTCTAAATAAAAGCATTACAAGTTTGGTTTTTGACCCTAAAGAAGTTGCAGAAGAAGCAGACAAAACAATAGAAGAAACCAAAAATAAATTAGCTACTTTAAAAAACGAAGCAGCAGGATTTCAAATTGCTTTACAAGAACAATCGGATAAGGCATCGGATAAAGCATCAACTACAACGGAAAATAAAAGTAAAGAAGAATTAGAAAAATTAGCTGAGTATAATAAAGCTGCTACGGATTTGTTTAAGTCAGAGTACGACAAGCAAGTTGAGGCTATTAACAAGAAATACGATGAGCAAATTGCATTAGCTAAAAAGTACAATAAAGATGTCAAAGATTTAGAAGCAGCGCAAATTAAAGAACTTGAAGATGCTTTAGATAAATCAATGAAAAAAATTGAAACATTATCTATTGCTAAAACACAAATTACCCAAAGGGATTTAGGCGGTTTGCGAGGCTCATTAAACACGGAGGTACAATTAAAGCAAGAAGCAGCAGATTTAGAAATTAGTATTCTTGAATCAAAAGCCAGTAGAGCAAAAAAAATAGAAGAACAAGCTAACTCATTTAAAGTAAAAGCAACTTTGGATGGCTTATCTGCTATTGCTTCAATTAGCGAATTGTTTGGAAAGAAATCAGAGAAGGCTGCTAAAAGAGCATTCCAAGTTCAAAAGGCTGCTAACATTGCAACTGCCTTAATCACTACTTATCAAAATGCAACTTCTGCTTACGCTTCGCAGTTTACTCCAGTGCCAACTCCTGACTCTCCTATTCGTGGAGCTATTGCGGCAGGTATTTCAGTAGCTGCGGGTTTAGCTAATGTTGCTAAAATTGGTCAACAAAAGTTTGAGGGTGGAACTCCTGTATCAAATAATGGCGGAGGAGGCGGCTCTATCCCATCTATAAGCCCATCGTTTAACGTAGTAGGTAACTCAGGTATCAATCAGTTAGCACAACTTCAGCAACAACCAATGCAGGCTTATGTGGTAAGTGGTTCAGTAACTACTGCTCAGAGTTTAGATAGAAACCGGATTGAAAACGCAACATTGTAGCTTTAAAAAGTTAAATAGATATGAACGTTATTGAATTAATCATTGACCCTAAAGACGAGCAAAGCGGAATTGATGCCGTAAGCGTCGTAGAATCTCCTGCCATTGAGGAGAACTTTGTAGCCTTATCAAAACACGAAGTAGAACTTAAAGAAGTAGACAAAGAGAAGCGTATATTAATGGGCGCAGCTCTGATCCCTAATAAAAAAATCTATCGTGTAAACGCAAAGAAAGAGGAGTATTACATATACTTTTCTGAGGAAACGGTACGTCAAGCTATGGAGTTATTCTTCAAAAACGGAAACCAAAGCAACGCAACTTACGAACACAAGGATGCAGTCAAAGGAATGACCGTTGTAGAATCTTGGTTGATTGAGGATAGCGAAAAAGACAAAAGCACTTTGTACGGATTCAGCTTACCGAAAGGAACGTGGATGATTTCTATGAAAGTGGATAACGATGAGGTATGGCAAGACGTCAAAGCTGGCAAGGTTAAAGGCTTTTCAATTGAGGGATACTTTGCTGATAAATTAGAAATGTCATTAGAGCAACAAAAGAAAAACGAAACAATAAATAAACTTAAAGAATTACTACAATGAACAATATCTTAAATAAAATCGCTCAAATGGAGCGTAACGCAGAGGAGATTCAATTAGCTTCTCATAAAGTAGAATTAAGTATTGCAGATAAAGCCAATAAATCGCTTGATGCGTTTAGAGATGGTCTTTTTCAAAAAACAAGTGATTTGCAAGATAATTTAATCATTCAAATTAAAGATTATAATAAGAAAGTTGAAGCTGCATATAAAAAATTCAGAGAAATAGAAAAAGGAGAATACTTAACTGCATATACTAAAATAACTGATATGGCAAAAGAATTAGGTGTTGCACCAAATCAAATTCCTGATTTAGCAAAATTAGAAAGAGCTTATAATTTCAACAGAACAGTTTTTGATAGAGTAAAACCAATAAACATTTCGCAATAAGATGAAAAACATATTTAAAACACCAAGCAAAGCAAGTCCAAGAGCTGGTAGCAAAAGAGGCTGCCTATGTGAAGACGAAACATACTCAACTAAATGTTGTGATGGCAGTTTACAAGCGCAAGGCATCGGTAAAACTGCTGAAGTTAACGAACCTGCTGCTACTCAAACTGAGGTCAGCGGAGTGAGAACTATCATACGTCAAAACGGATAAAAATAAAACAAATATAAACACCATAAATTAGATAAGTATGAACACAATGAAAACTGTATTTACTAAATTGTTCTCAGAGGACAAGGTAGAATTAGGAAAACACGAAGTAGAGTTAGCTTTGGTTGATGATGTTAGGACTTTATATAATAACGCAAATAAGGCTTATCAAAAAAATACTGATACATTAAGTAAAGTAGCCAATCAATTAGAAACTGAGTTTCAAAAAACTGCTGACGAATATCAAAAGGCTTTAGATAAATACAATGATTTAGAGAAAATGTCAAAAGACTTAGGTGTTCCAATTCCAAATGAGATTTCAAAACTGAAAGGACTTATTGAATTTGGTCTTAAAGACTCGTTGAAAAGTAAAAGTAATGCAGCTAATATTTTAGCAATTTAATTAAATAAACAAATGAACGAAAAATCAATCTTAAACAAAGTCCGCACACTTCTTGGATTAGAAGTGAAGTTGGAAACTATGCGTCTATCTGATGGCGTATCTACACTCGAAGCTGATGTATTCGAAGCAGGTCAACCTGTATTTATTCTAACGGAAGACGAACAACGAATTCCGCTTCCAGTAGGAGAGTATGAGTTAGAGGATATGCGTATCCTTGTAGTAATCGAAGAAGGTGTAATTGCCGAAGTTCGTGAAGCTGCTGAACCTGAAGTAGAAGTTGAAGTAGAAGCTCCTGAAGCTGAAGCTCCAATGGTAGAGGAAGAAGTAGTTGCATCTACTGAAGCTCCACAAGCAAAGAAAATCGTTGAGTCTATCGTTAAAGAATCTTTCTTCAGCGAAATCGAAGCACTTAAAAAAGAAAATGAGGAATTGAAAGCGAAACTTTCAGCACAAACTCCTGAGGTTGCAGAAGAAGTTGCACCAGTTGAATTGAGCGAAGAGCCTAAGCCTATTTCTTTCAATCCTGAAAACACACAATCCGTTGATATGTTTAAAATCGCCTCTAAACAAGGTCAAACAACAATGGATAGAGTATTATCAAGAATTTCTAACATTAAATAATTAAATAAAAAATGGCTACTACAGTAAATATTACATCAAGCTATAATGGCGAGTTTGCAGGTCGTTACATCGCTGCTGCCCTATTAAGCGCACCTACACTTGACAAGGGTGGAATCACTATCGTTCCTAATGTGAAATACAAGCAGGTTTTGAAGCGTGTCTCTACGGATGGGATTATCCGCAATGCCTCTTGCGATTTTGACCCTACGTCTACTATCACGTTGACTGAGAGAGTTTTACAGCCCTTGAGTCTACAAGTTAACCTCCAATTGTGCAAGCAAGAATTTCGTGAAGATTGGGAAGCTTTATCAATGGGTTACTCTGCATTTGACACTCTTCCAAAGAACTTCGCTGACTTCTTAATCGCACACGCTTCTGAAAAAGTTGCTGCAGGTATGGAAGTTGCTATTTGGAGAGGTACAGGTGGTAATGGTTCTAACGACTTCGCAGGTATTATGACTCAGTTAACTACTGATGCTTCTTTGCCATCAGCTCAAGAAGTTGCTGGTACTACTGTTACTGCTGCTAACGTTATTACTGAGCTTGGTAAAATCGTTGACGCTTGTCCTGCTGCTCTTTACGGACAAGAAGACTTAACTCTTTATGTTTCTTCTAATATCTACCGTGCTTATGTACGTGCTTTAGGTGGTTTTGGTGCTTCAGGTCTTGGTGCTAACGGTTACGACAACAAAGGTACTAATCAAGTTCTTGGAGACTTGTACTTTGATGGTGTTCGTATTTTTATGGCTAACGGTCTTAATAACAACACGGCTCTTCTTTCTCAAAAATCTAACTTGTATTTCGGAACAGGTTTGTTAAATGAGATGAATGAAGTTCGTGTTATTGATACCGCAGAAACGTTAGGCGATGACAATGTTCGTGTAGTTATGCGATTTACTGCTGATGCTAAATACGGTTTTGCTTCTGACGTTGTTACTTACGGAATCACAAACGCTGCTAACTAATCATTAGCTTAATTTAAAATAATCGGGGAGGGGTATACGCTCCTCCCTTTTTT